TTTTAGTAAAGACCTTAGTACTAATTCCAGTAAATCTTCTGATATAACCTCTCCAGTCAAACTTAGGTGCTACTATTTCCTCAATGACAATGACCCCTTCAATTTCACCGGGAACTGTTCCTCGTTTTTTAATTGTTTGCTCTTTTGCATCTCCAAGGACTTTCTGTAACTGCTTATCAATAAGTTTCTGTTCTGCTTCGCTAAGGTTCTCAAACTCATCCCACGTACTGTGGTCTGGTAAACCTTCACCATCTGCATTCCCATCCATTTGGTCACATAGTTCATCAAATGACGGTGAACCACTTGAGCCGGTCTGGTCTTTCTTATCTTTTGCTTCTTTAAGTTTATCATAATAATACCTAGCACCTGCTTTTCTATCTAAATTAAGTTCAGCATAGTCATCAATCATAATACCTCTTGCAGGAAGTTTCTTACTGATAGCAAGAAGTTCTTCAGGAGACGCACCATTTTCTTTGGCTGTTTCTAATTCAGCTTTGACAGATTCTTTAAGTTGTTTGAATTGGTCTGGAGTTAATTCTCCACCTGGAAGCCAGGAACTATCAATATACTGATTAATTTCCATATCCATGGCAATATTTGCCAACTTTCTGTCACTAAACTTAAATACAGTTGTAAGATGTCCAAAAGCAATATGTAATAACTCATGCTTAAGTAAACCCAATCTTTGCAGATCAGTCAAACTTTCCCAGAACTCATCATTTACCACTAACTGATAATTGATACCATTCTTACTAACACCAGCAGTAGGTATTCTTTTACTCCACAGCTTATTCAACATAATGAGAAAGAACCCGTAATAGGGCTCTTTCAACATCAAATCTTTGGCTGTTTTACTAAGACTTTGTTGCTTGTCCATCTTTTAGTTTTATATTAATTTCAAACTGATCAGCAGGATAACCCATCTGACCCAGAAAGCCAATCATGCTATCTGTAAATAACTCCATAAAGAGTTCAATAGCTTGATTACTTGGTTTATTTGCAGCAATTGCAGATAAACATGCTCCGGTACTCATTACACCAGAGGATTCATCAGCTGCAAATAATTTTACAGCTTCTTTAATTGCTTCACCAGCAGTAGGACAATAAGTTATCCACTCACCAAGATTGTATTTACTAAACTTGTATAGTGTTATTAATTCTCCTATGTATTTCTTTGTGTCCACTCCTTTAAGAGCTTCAAATGCTATTGTTGCATTTTCCTCATCACTAGAGCGCAACATACTCAATAAGTTCTTTGTTTCTTCTTTGTCAAAAATCATATCAGTCTTCAATTTTTAAAGTCTTAATTGCCCATTCTTTTAATTGACCTGTTGCAATCATATCTAACCATTCTTTTGCACTTGGAATATATCCATTGCAATCTTCCTTGACATGTTGTTCACCAACATATCTTGTATATACAGTTTTGCCATCAGAGTTAGTAAATGATATACCAAATCTTTGTTCACATTCAAATATACCCTCACTATGGTGACGGAACATTCTATGCTTACTATGACCCACCCAAGATTTAGTTTCATCAAACCATTGGTGGATATATAAATAATCTACTGGAGACCCTCCAAACTTTCTAGCTGAGGATACAGCATGTTGATATGGATGTGCCATTACAGTGTCTTTTCAATTAAAGATCCCTCATGATGATAACTCTCAACCTGAGTAATTCTAATATCATTAAAGATCTTATACTTACCAGAAGGAACTAAAATACATACTGCACCATAACCACCTTCATCATTCCACCAATTTTCAACATCTTGGAGTAATTGTTCTTCAACAAAATTTGCTATATCAGAACTAAGACCAGAATCTAGGTCTTGAAGATGTAAGATTTTTTGATCCCATACATAAATATCATTAATATTATCAAAGGCATCTTCTTCATCTTCAACCATTTTTTCTGTAGTATAAACTACATTTTCAATTGCTCCGGAGTCTCCTGAACCTTCATATTGCACCTTAACACCAGTCACACCACGGTCAGCCAACTGTAATAGAAGGCCTGTCATATTATTTTCTGTCATAACTATTTTGTTTTGTAAAATCTGCCAAGGATATTGGCATTCAGATATTCTTCTTTCTCAAGCACCTCATATTTGAACTGGTACTTTACTTCTTGATAAGTTAATTCCATTGCTGAGTAACATATCATTAAGATCTCTCTTTTGATAACAACTCCTGCTTTGTGAGCATCTTTAAGAGTTTTATTACTACTATAGTACTTCATGAAGTCAGGTTTGAGCTCTCGGGTATATTTCTTTAGTCTTTTGTCTGTAGACATAGCCAAAGCTTTTTTACCCATGGGTTTTTTTATATTAGCAAAGAAGTTCTTCTTACCAATATATGCAACAGACTTACCGTCAATGATAGCAGTCATGCTGTAGATAAATCCTATACCACCTTCCGGGATACATGCATCATCAAACTCTTTGCCTTTATAAATCCAACTCATAATGATTGTTTTAGTAGTGGTAATAATTTATCTCTTACAGCTTCAACACCATAATCTTTTACAGAATCAGACAGATCTTTTGACATCTCAAGAACTACATAACTAAGACCATACTTATCTTGATATCTTTGAGCAGCTTTAACACCTGGCTCATCATTATCAAAAAGTATAATTATCTTAGAATACTGTTTACTAAGCTTTCCTATAACAGACTCACCAATCATAGTATTCTCGCTGTCTGGTGCAATACATTCTACATTACCTATACCAAGCTTATTAAAACACATTAAGTCTTTTAGAGAGGATGTAATGACCAAATACTTAGCTTCATACTTCAACTGATCCATACCTTGTGTATAGTTCTGAATCTTAATAAACTTTTTCTCCGGAATCTTAGGCATATAAATCTTATACAGTTCACCATCTTGTCTAAAATAACCATAGACATAGGGTCTTGTAAACCTATGAGATATTATATTACCATCAACTTCAGTCTTCTCCATAGTAAAGAATTCCAATGGAACAACATTGTACCTCTCCAACGCAGTTGAAGAAATCCTAAAACTTGTCCAAAACTTAGAGTCTTGGGAATTCCAATGTCTCATTTGGAAATCTACCACCTTGAATTTATCATGAAATTGAATAGGACTTCTGTCTACAGGTGTGTTATACTTTACATATTCCTGATAGTCCCGTATGATTTTATCTACAGCTTTGAATCTTGCATCATAATTAAATAAATGTCTAACAAGTTCAATATGATCTCCTTGAAATCCTGATGAAAAATCTTTAAACTTATAGTGATCCCCATTACGGTAGACAAACATGCTAGGAACTTTATCCTTCACATTAAATGCTGATAGCATTTTTATATCTTGACCAATAAGTTTCTCCTTTAAGTTTAAATAATACTCAAATACCCATTCTCTGGGTACGTCCTCCAAATCAGATATAATATTCTTAGTTGAAATCATAATCTAAAATTAAAAAGGGGAGATATTACTCTCCCCTTTTATGAGAGAGTAAGTTATTAGTCTAAACTAAAATCAGATGACGTTTTTGGTTTTGAAAACGTATCATCATCATCCCCAAAGGATTTAACTTCTTTAACTTCTAGTTTTTTGAGATGTTTTGTTTCATCAAAAGAAATAACTGCACCGGCTTCTTCTTCTCCAAATGCATATTTCTTACCTTCTGCTTTTGGTAACCATAAATCATAGTTTGTATAACCAGTTTTACCTTCATACTCTTTACCAGCAACACAGAACTCAAGGAATTTACCTCTAAATTCTGCTGATTTATTGAATGCATGAACAAAGTCTTCAATAGTTTCATGCTTACCATCTTGCTCAACAAACCAAGAATCAAGTTGTAATGTATGTGCAAGAGTTCTCAAGAAGATTAAGATAGATCTATCTCTTTGAATCTTGATACCAGATTTAGTTTCACCATCTGCAAATGCATATTGACTTGCTTTAATTCTACCAATCTGACCTTCATATCTTCCTTTGCTCTCATCATCTTTGTCAATAAAGAAACCTTCAAAACCTTCAATAGGTTTAGTTTCTATGTGTAACATAAGATGATATGCTCCAGGGATAAACTTGAATTCTTCTAATTCGACACTGTTGATTTTCAATACGTGGTTTCCTGGTGTAATTGTTTTTGGTAATCCTGAGCTTCCTTTGCCCAAATCAGTTGTACTTAATGCCATTTTTCTTTGTTTTTAATTATTATACATAAATTTTATCCCAGTGAAACTCAATTTCACCTTTTTCTTCATTCAGTTCAGAAACTACAATTTCTTCATTTCTTAAATGCTCTGGACGAGCACCACAAGTGACTTCTTCACTTGTTTTAAAAGATAATATAGTCTTATTACCTTTTCTATACATATAACCAATAGCATCTGCATTGGCACAAATAAGAGATTTGATTTTACCTGTCAAGTCAATGTTTGCAGACAATACCATCTCACCTTTATCATCTACTTGCTTGTCCTTGATATGACCTGCCAAAATAATATGGGGAGCTAATGTATCAATAAAATCTAAAACTTGAAAAAAAGCTTGTCTCAAATATAAATATCCCGCACCATTTGGTAAGGACAATACATTATCACCATCATAGTTTTTACCCATGCTTGTGTTCTTGTAAAGCTTGATAGCTAATGGCATTACCATATCTTCTAATGCAGTTACAGTATCTATTGTAACATACTTGTATGGGTTACCTGCAGCTTTAATAGCATTAGAAGATAT